CTCCTACTGCTCATACGGTAGATAAGGATAGTAAGAGGAGTACTGATAGTTCTAGTGTATCGTCTACGATACAGTTTCAGTCTGATTTAGGTACTGATACAGAGGAGTTGGGAATGGTCGGAGATGTAGACACAGGCATAAACGGAAACCTTAAAAAAGGAAAATATGATGACCTGAATTTCTCGATACCAAAAGGAGTTAAGAGACAAGCCGAGCAAGGACTGGCACTACGCAAGAAGTTTGGACGAGGTGGAACAAGCGTTGGATTAGCAACGGCTCGCTATCTTGTCTCCAATACAAAAGCCTCGCCTGAGAAGGTAAGGCATATAGCTAAGTACTTCCCTAGACACGAAGGAGACTTAACTAGCCAAGCTCATAGAGACTACATAGCAGGACGAACTGATAGAGCTACTAACGGTTGGATAGCGTGGAAGCTATGGGGTGGCAGTAGTGGTAGAACGTGGAGTGAGAAGCTAGTACGAGCTATGAACAAGAGAGACGAGAAGGAGAGTAGTGCGTCAGAACTAGTACGGAGACATAACCTAAGACAACAAGCAGACGCAGAGTACAGGTACAACCGTCTCAGTTCAGTAGAGGTCAAGCAAGGTATCTATCGGAACTATGACGCTATGTTACGGAACTGGGAGAAGTGGTACACGGATTACTTCTTCGGTCTGTTGCGTAGTCAGAATGAAAAAATCACGAGAAGTATGAGGCGAGGGCAAGACAACCGTGCATACAAAAATTCCATTTTGAATGGACAATCTCCGATTCTAAATAAGTTAATTGATGACACGACAAATGAATGGAAACTAGATTTGTATGATGTGTACTTATCTGAGGTGTATGACTTTGAATTATTCCAAATGGGTATTCTCTTACCTGAAACTCTTAAAGGCTACTCCGAAGTCGAGGACACGGACTTATACGATTACAAGGCAAGAAGGAAAAACCGTAGTCAAGTTATCAATGAGGGCTACTATCCAATCCGAACTCGTGGTGGTGGGATTATTCCAACTGCTCAGTCTCCACTTCCTAGAACAAGATACAACCGACAAGCAGTTGCGTTTGTAAATCAGAGACTTGATTCTGTCTTACCTGATATGGCAAAGACGACTAAGGCAACCTTGAACAGAACAATCAGAAGAAGTATTGACGAAGCAGTCGAGCTTGGTCTGAGTGGGGACACAATGTATGAGTACATTACTGGACAAGTCGAGAATGCCTTACCTAAAAAGTTTATGGGTAGAGCTTCAACTATTGCTAGAACAGAAGGTGGTGCTTTATCACAATTTGGACAATATGACGCAGTAGAGAAATCAGGATTGATTACCGTCAAAGAGTGGCAGACACAATTCAACAATTCAAGAGACACACACATTCAAGCTGACGGACAAGTGGTAGGGCAAAACGAATTGTTTGTAGTTGGTGGAGAGAGAGCTGAATATCCAAAAGCACCAAACTTATCTGCCAAAGAAACAATCAACTGTCGGTGCAACGTTATTTATCGTGAAGCAAGTCCCAACGGCTAAAGAAGTCGGTAAGCACAAAAATTTTTTTTCAAACGAAAAACCCACCGAATGAACGGTGGGCTTCCGAGTTTCGATTAAGCGTGAACTATTCTTGTTCTTTTTTAATATCAGCTTGCACTTCTTGTAACACTTGAATTGCAAAGTCAATATCATCAACAAGCAAACCTAAATCTTTTCTGTTTGCTCGAACTGACAATTTTACTAATGGATATTGAGTGTTACCTGTATAAGAGTTTGAGACTCCTTCTGTGTCAGCTGGTAAGCTACCACGCAAGTCCCAAATTGAGATTGTATCTTCATTCATCTCAACAGTATGTCCGTGTACCTTCTCTTTATTAATGTGTCTAGCAATTCTGACACTAGCTAATTCGTGTTCAGTTCCTAGATTAAGTTTTAATTTTTTGTAATACATTCCTGCAAACTTTGGGTGCTTCTTCAACATTGAATTAGCAAGTTTATCATTTAGTATTGTTTTGTGTTTAGCCATTATTTTTCTCCGTTTCTATTATTTGTTTCATTCATAATCTAAGATTAGCAGGTTTAAAATCTTATGTGTAAAAAAAATAAAAAATAATAAATCAAATAAAATTTAAGATTTGACAAACTATGAATCTTCGATTAAGGTCTCCCTATGAATGAAATTAATAAAGGAGAAACAAATGCCAAAGTATAAATTTAGCGAATCATTCCAAGTTGACTTCGAGGTAGAAGCTGACACGGAAGCAAAAGCTCAACAAATGTATTCCAACCTGTTTGATAAAAATATCAAGCTAGGATTCGACAAGTGGAAGGACGTTGAGAAGAAGATTCTTGTAGGGAAGTTTGAAGTCCGTACAATAGAAACAGAGGGAGAAGAAGAATGAAAAAAGGAGATTGCTACGAAGCAAACCTTAAAAAATATATTGATAGTGTAAATAAGAATACTGTGCTAGTTCACGCTATGAGAGAGATTACATCTGAGTATTGGGGTGGACACGCTTTTTTACTAGACAAGAAAAGAAACAGGGTCTTTGACTTTTCTAATGGTAAATCTCAAAAATGGAATAAAGACGAGATATTTAAAAAATGGAATATCCAAGTTCAAGGTCGAGATATGTACTTTGAATATACAAGAGAACAAGCTATGCAAAAAATTTTGAAACATAAAACTTATGGCTCTTGGGATTTAACTTTTGAAAATTGGAATGATGAAAACTATTTGGAATATGTCAGAGATTATTTTATGCCTAACTTCCAACCTGTTACTTTTTCTATGATTGGAGAAGAAGAATGAAAATTAATGGTATGACTGATTACAGATACAAAGTTACTGAGCAAGATATTCTTGATATGAGAGAGCTGAGAGAGTTAGGATTTAAAGTTCAAGAATTAGCAGATAGTTATAATATTTCAACTGCAACAGTTGTGTATTGGACTAATGATAAAGCTAGAGCAAAGCAGAGATTAAAAAATTCAAGAAGAAGAACTAACAAAGAAGATATGTCTAAAAAAGTTAAAAGAGATTTAGCTAAGAGAAAAGAAAATATAGAAGAAACACCAATGACGTTTATTAGGCATAATTACCATAGTAGAAAAGCAGATATTAAATCTAGGAATAAGACATTCAATACAATGTACGGATACGACAAAGAAGTTTGGGATAAGATTATGAAACAAAAATTATTAAATAGACCTAATGGAAAAATGAGTCTGTAATGATTTACAGTAAGCGAACAACGTTTAAATTTAATTGCCCTGATTGTAGCCTTGAGCTTGAGGTCACGCACTTGATGTGGTCTGCTCTTGAGTGCTTACATTGTAAGGCAGAGTTTGAAAAGGAAGATGTGATTTTAAAATGACAATCTTTGAAAATATTAAACAACTCATCAATCATCTTGACCACGTCAACCAATTAGAAGAAGTGAGCAAGTTGCTGATGATACGCAGACTACAAATACAACTTGAGGAGAGAGAACAAAAATGATAATTGATTGCAACTGCCCAAAAGAAAAGAACTGTGCAGGACATATCACAATCCAAAATGCACAACTCTTGATGAGTAACTATAAATATATGAACAGAGATGTTCTTGACGATATTGTTACTGTACCAACATCTCCCTGCTTTATGTGTGGCGAAGAAGGTACTGTTGATGTAATTAGAAAAGACTGGCATAACTTTATGTGGGATATGCCAAGAAAAGAAGTCAAAGAGTATTTTCCTTACCTAGATGAATCAGGTTGGGAACAAATCATCTCAGGCTCGCACCCTAAATGTTTTGATGACTTGTTTAAAGACCAATGAGTAAAGTAAAAGAAAACAACACCTGTAAAAAGTGTGACAAGGTAACGTTACTAGACGGAAGGTCACAACTTTGTTACGACTGTAACAGAGGAGACATTTAGTGTTAAGATTAAATCGATAGCTAGGTTTCATTCCCTGTACCTAGCTACAAAGCAGATAATGAAGCAGTAGCTTTGTTTCATTCATTCATCTAAACTCCGAAGCTACTGCTATCTGCAAAAAGTTTGTTATAGTAAACCTATGGCAAGTTTATCAAGCATAAGGTCAGGTCTCTCAACGAGACTTGCAACAATTTCAGGACTAAGTGTTTATGCCTATGTTCCTGATTCAATAGAGCCACCTACTGCCGTAGTTGGTGTAATGAGTTCAGTAGATTATGATTCTACAATGTCTCGTGGCTCAGACTCATACGAAATACCTCTTTATCTTTATGTCTCAAGAGTTGACGCAGAATTATCACAAGATTCTCTTGATGAATTTCTTGCAGGAAGTGGAAGCTCAAGTATAAAACAAGCAATAGAAGGAGACTCAACACTTGGTGGTGTGGTATCTTCTGCTAGAGTTGTTGAAGCAAGCAATTATGGTGTTTATACTATAAACAGTATTGATTACTTAGGCGTAGAATTTAGCGTGGAGATAATAACATAATGTATGAAGTAGTAAATGGCATAACAGTTGGAGATAAATATTTTGCTGAGGGCGAAATTATTGATAACAAAAAAGTGCCACAAAAAAGTATTAAATGGCTTCTTGAACAAGGATTACTTATCAAGATAGATAAAGCATATAAAGAAAAAAAGTTAGCAGAATCTACTAAAGTAAGAGCAAGAGATGATAAAGGACACTTTATTGCAGACGACCCTTCCACCGAAAAGAACGAAGCGTGGATAGAAAAGGAAGAAGAATAATATGGACAAAGAATTTAAGTCGGTAAGTTTTGCTTTAGATACAGAAGCCGAAGGAAAAGTAGAAGCAGTATTCTCAGTATTCAATACAGTCGATTCAGACGGAGATGTTGTTGTACCCAACTCATTAAAATCAGCTTGGGGAGAGAGTAAAGAAGTACCAATGGTTTGGTCTCACAAATGGGAGTCTCCTATTGGTAAAGCTACAATTTCACAGGACGAAGAAAAAGCAGTAGCAAAAGGAGAATTTTTCTTAGATACAGACGCAGGACAAGAAGCATATAAACTTGTCAAAGCTATGGGAGACTTACAACAATGGTCATTTGGATTCCAAGTAGATGACGCAGAGGAAGGTCAGTTTACAAAAGACGGACAATCTACAAACGTCAGGTACATAAAATCTGCAACTGTTTATGAAGTATCTCCAGTTCTTGTTGGTGCGAATCAATTAACTCATACGCTATCAGTCAAAGAAC